AGCTATATATCCATTTAAAGAATATGTACTACCTTCACTTCTACCAATATATAGTTCCACTCCACTTTCATTAAATGTTACTGTTGTGTTTTGGTTAACAGATGTTGTATATCCAGTTAATTGTGTTCCATTTTGATAGACTTTTACTCTATTAGTAGCTGTACCATCCGTAGTATCATACGCAATTACTAAATGCATAAATGCAGAGGTATCTCTGAAAACTGGGTCTAATGTAGATGCAGAACTATCACCATCATAAGATGGACTAACTGCAACACCTAACTTATCATCAGTCGCATAATCAAATCCAGTATTTGCTCCTTGTGAACCAGTAAAGGCTTTCCATATTTCTTGTATGTTTGTATTTCCTATTACTGCTCTTTTAATCCAACAGCTTAAAGTTAGTTTATATTCATTAGTAGGTGTTCCTAAAGTTCTGTTCAATCCATGTGTTCCCCCACCAGCGATAAAAAGAGACTGATTTATTTGGTGGTCATAAAATCCTGCCGCACCAGACGTGGTATGAAAAAACTCTCCTTTAAACATATGTACTCCTAAGCAAATGCAAGTTGTGGTGCTCCTAATTGAATTGACCCAGAGGCCTTGACGAAATATGGTATCACATCTACAGCACTCGCAGCTGTTGAGATTGTAAGACCTGATCCGCCAGCGGTTTCATAATCTGTTCCTAGTGATAGTGTTCTACTACCAGTGCCGTCTTGAATGAGTACAATAATTCCTGATTGTCCTACTGATTCCGTAGACGGATTAGCTAATGTTATATTTCCTGTTGCTGTAAGTACAAAGTTTTGATAAGTATCAAAGTCTAGTGTAATACTACCAGAGTTGGATGTGTCTGTCAACGTGCTTCCTACAGCACCAGCACCCAATAACAACTTACCAGCCGCAGACATATCCATAGTTAGAGGAGTTACAGCACCACCGCCATCATCTCCTTTGAATATAATATCTTTGTCCTGCACGCTAGAAGTAATTACAGCATCGCTTGAGCTGTTACTAATATCTAATATAGATGTACCGCCAGATTTAAAAGTTACGTTGTTACCTGCAGCATCAAGCACGATGTCTCCTGCAGAGTCTAATGTCACTGTAGTAGCATCTACTTCAAATGTACCGTCTGCTGTTATCTGTATGTTCGCAGCTGCAGCAGCAGTGTCTGTTGTTTCTACTGTTAGTGTACCGTTTGTACCTACAGTAAATACAGCAGTGTCGTCTGTCGAACCTGTCATGGTCATGACTTTACCGTTGATGGCTACGTCATCTACAGTCAACGCTGTGAGCGTGCCTAAACTTGTAATGTTTGCCTGTGCAGCAGTAGAAAGTGTACCAGCAATTGAACCACCTGATACGTTGATACCAGCACTGAACACTGGTATTTGATCCATAGTTACTACACCGTCTGAAGCGATTGTAATTGAATCTGCGTCAGAAGCTACACCAATTGTACCACCATCTTTAATTAAAATATCATCTTTAAAAGTTACAATACCACCTGAAGATATTATCATAGCGTCTGCAGCAGAGGCAGAACCAATCTGTCCATCGTCTGCTATTTTTATATCGTGGTTAAATACAGCTGTACCTGCATCACTACCATCAAGAGTTAAGAAAGTAGTATCGGAACTACCATCAGTTCCTTTGAAGATAATATCACTATCACCAGCCTGTGCATCAATAGTTATATTACCAGAAGATGTTGCAAGAGTTACAGCAGCGTCACCGGTTCCTATATCATCAGCAGCTGTAGCAGAAGCTACGTATGTTTTTATTCTAGAAGCTGCAACTTTTCTGTTTGTACCACCAGCACCATCATCAATTATAAATAAATCAGCATCTACAATGTCAGCACCAATATCTGTTGCTCCGTCTATGTCTATGGCAGCTACAGGTAATGTTCCTGAATCTCCTGTTCCAATAAGTGTTCCTGTTGAAGAAGGTAATGTTAATACAGCTGAACTACCTACAGAGTGTGCAGGACTTTTAAGTTGCACACCATGTGAATTGTTTTCACAATTAAACTGAATCGTGCCCGGATTGGTATTACCTCGTACAGTAACATGACCTGTGCCTTTTGCTTCTAAGTCTAAATCTATGTTTGAGTCACCGCCTGTTGCAGAAATTTTTGGCGGATTACCTGTTGCAGCATTAGTAACATCAAATTGATTTACAGCAGAAGACGTAGTTTGAAATATAATTTGTTCGTTACCGTTTTCATCACCAATAAAGTGTGCATCGTCTATTAGTATGTTGTGTGAATTAGTATCTAAGTTGCCACCTAATTGTGGGGTAGTATCTTCTACTACATTTGATATTGCACCAGAAGCAGCAAGACCAGATACAACTGCACTTCTTGTAATTTTTTTCAGACCACCACCGGATGTGTCTACAGCTAGGAATACATCATCGTTAGCTACGGTAGATATTTCAGATAAGTCACCTACAGCTACAGGATTAAAATTAGTTCCGTCTGCAACAAGTATATGTCCTGAAGTGTTAGTACCCATTACTAAATCATCACCTGTTATAGTAAGATCGCCACCTACAACTACATCACCGTTGAATGTAGCTTTACCTGCAAGAGCCATGTCAATATCTAAAGCTGTAATTGCAGAAGAACTATCAGTTCCTTTAATTTTAAAATTCTTATCTGCAGTGCTAACTGTAAGTTCTACATCTGTAGAGTTGTTAGCAATGTCTAGTACAGAAGTGCCATCGTCTTTTATAGTTACGTTTGCACCACCTGCATCTAATATAATATCTCCACTAGAATCTACAGTAACATCTGTACCATCGTTAGTTATAGTATCTAGTGCAATACTGCCCACGTTGGTTATATCTGCATCGTTGAAAGAAGTAGCACCAAGAGTGTTTGAAGCAGCTGTGGATGTAATACCACCAGATGCTGTAATTAATTGTGAAGCGTTTACAGTGAATGCAGTTGAACCACCGGTTGCTACTGTGATAACATCTGAACCACTGAATGTAATACTTGAGTTTGTGTCTCCGTCACCGGCTATGGAATCTAGCTGTACAGCACCCACGTTGGATAATGCAGCATCGCCAAAGTCTACAGCACCTGCTACGGTTAGTGTGCCTGATACATCTACGTTACCGTTTATGTCTATGGTTGTGGCAGCAATCTGTACTTCACTGTCTGCTACCAAATCA